TTGAAGGGCGACCTGCGGCGTTTCATTGACGCTCGTGTGGTTGAGGGCGCTGCGGAGCATGACCGTAATAAGCGGTTGCGCTGAGAGGTACTGCGATGCCCCACATTCCTTCCCCTAACCCAGATACTGACTTGTTGCAGGTTCCGTCCACGAACCCCAACTATCAGCACGGTCTTGAGCAGCGGAAGTCCTACATCCCAATGGCCTTCCAAATAACCAGCCCGCTCAACAACCGGCGATGCCTGTTGCCGCATGCCTTGGTGATGCACATCAACCCGCAGACCTTTACGGAGAACCACTCTAAGAAAGTTGAACGAATCCAGACTCGGGGCGGCTTCGTGGAGCAACACTGGGGGGACGATTTGACCGCTATCTCTGCTGATGGCTCGACCGGCGCGTTCATGAACATATCTACGGGGCTGTCCTCAGTGCTGCGCCACAAGACTATCGCATGGGATCGCTACCGAGATCTGCATGATCTCTACCGCAACAACGGGAGCGTTTACGACCCCTACGGCAACATCGTGCTGCAAGGCAACGTGATGCTGCTTTTTGATCGCGGCACGTACATCGGGTATTTCCGATCCTTTGATGTGACCGAAACAGACGACCAACCCTTCACTTTTAAGGTGTCTTGGACGTTTAAGGTCGAAGAAGAGTTGATGAAGATCCCAGGGCTCAGTCGAGATCCTTCGGCAAGGGGTAAGACTAACTATGAGAACGCCCCTAACTTCCAACAGACGAACAACAATGTTGCCAATAGTGTTGTTGAGGTGCCTAGGAATGTGAGTGTGGACTTCGGGGTTTTCGGTCCGGCAGGCGAAGTTGGTAATGGAGTCGAGTAGCAGGCAATGGTCACAAAGAAGCGGATAGCTCAAGACATAGAAGATACAGCGGATTTTTACGAACCCGCTGTGTACGAGCTATTGTCGTTCTACCACGCTCTTGAGACTCAGCCAGAACCGCTTGACGGGCAATTCATTCCTTTATCCGGGGTACAATTCCGAAGCCCTAAAGACGTCAATGTGATGGCGGTCGGATTCGTCCCTCCGAGTTCTGACGTTACAGGGAGAATCCTGGATCGCTCCGCTTCTGTACGATCTCTAGACAGTACCTTCGTAGCTGAAGGCCCCGATGTGGGTCTTGAGGCTGAAGATGAAGTAGCGGATACCGACGAACCCACTTCGGTTAAAGCTGGGGCGGGGTTAGTACCAACTGGTAAGATAAGCTCCCCATTTAGTAATCCAGGTTCCCTCAGGTTGATTCCACCGGGTCCTGCAAAACGTCACGCTGGTATAGACATTCGAGCGGAACTTGGGGCTGACGTTCGTGCAGCGGCGGATGGTACGGTGGTGACCGTTGCTCCGGATGGTGTTCGGGACCGCTACGGTAACTGTGTCTTGATCGAGCATGCGGATGGCCGCGTCACTGTCTACGGTCACTTGAAAGGGTTTGCGCCCGGTCTTTCGGTAGGTAAAAAAGTCGTTGGTGGTGAGGTTATTGGGTACGTGGGTACTACTCATTTGCCTGGGCCTCCGGTGGCACCCCATCTGCATTTTGAGGTGCTTGAGAAGAATGTACCAGGAGGGCCTGGTACCCCACGCCCTCAGCCTTTAGCAGCGGGAGCAGCGGATAAAATCAATGCCCCAGACTTATTGCGGCCAGCTCGCATCTCTCCTGAGGTCTGGCTTAAGCTACAGGGCCGATCGGTTTCCGACACCAAGGACACTTCTACGGCACCCGTTGTGCAAGTGCCGTTCGTCTCCGACAGTGAGCCTGCAACGAATTGGGTAGAGCTGGGGGCCATAAGTGCTAATGAGGCCAGCAAGACTACCTCACAGGTTGCTGCCAAATCCCTCAGAACTGATGAATTGGAAGGGTCCTTTCTAGAGCAACAACGGGTCATGATCAATCAGATGCGGCAAGCCCTCGAACTGATGGCTAGGACACCACCGCTACGAATGTTGGTCAACCCGCAGTCTTTCCAAGTCACAGCCGAGAAACTCATAGCGGACGGTAACTGGGGGAGGAACGGCCCTATTGTCGAACACTGGGGCGACAACCAGGACAAGATCGAGGCTTCGGGTAAAGTTGCCGCGTTCTTCGCTCAAGACGCCAATAACCCAACTGGCCCTGGGCTTAGTCGAACGGCTCGACAGTTCTCTAAGAGCTACCAGAATCTCTTATCCCTGTGGCTCATATACAAGAATAACGGAGGGATCTGGTTTCCAGATCCACTTGTGCCGGGAAACTCCAGGGCTAAGAACCTGTCGGTTGTCGGCTCAATCTACCTCTACTACGACAAGATTTTGTACATAGGGTCCTTCGACTCCTTCACCCTAACTGAGACCGATTCAGCTCCTTTCACATTGGAGTATTCTTTTTCGTTCACCGTGCGTTCGTGGTACCTCTTGGACCATTTTGAGGACAACCAGTACATGTACGGTAAGCCCACTGTGCCCTCCGTTCCTACCAGTGCTGGGGGCAACCCACTCATGGCTGGGAACACTGCACCTCAACCTAGCCCGAATGTGGCGTTACCGCCTCCTGCGTTACCGTCCAATGATGGCTTGGGTCCAGTAGGGCCCAACGACTTTACCGGGGCTGGCTGATGGCTCGTAGTCCCTATCAAGGTACCTACCAATCTGGGGTCCGGCCAACTGTGGTCACGGCTCCAGATACGGTTGTCTACTTGAATGGCGAGCAGGCGATCGTAGGTTGCCCTAGCTGTTCCAGGTCGTTCGACTTCAACAAGTACATCACGTCAGTTCAAACCGATCTGGGAATAGATCGTGCGCCTGGATCAGCCTCGTTCAACTTGTCAATTCCACGGCACGCCATCGACGACTTCTACTTCGACGGTAATCCGATCATCACGTCGATGATGGAGGTAGAAATCTACTCCAAGGGGTATTACTTGGTGGAAGGTATTCCACAATACTACCCTATTTTCTGGGGTATCGTTACGGAAGTTGGGGACAGCTACTCCGGGGGTGAGCATTCTGTCAGTATCTCTTGTGCGGATATTCTGAAGTGGTGGGATATTTGTAAGGTGAACGTCAACGCGGCGTTCACAGCTCCTAACCCGCAGGAGGGGAAAACCATCAAGGGTAACGTCTTTGCTCAGGTTAACCCTTACGACATAATGTTCACGCTGGCGAACCAAGCCTTCGGGGACATTATCGTGGCTACAGGGACCCTAAACAACGTCATACGAGAGAAGAACACAGAAGCCCAGACTGTGGCGTCCGACGATATCATGCGGTACTGGAGTAAGCGTTTTGCTCGTATACGTAGCAGCCTCTTACTTTACGGAACACAAGGTGTTGCAGTTCGCGGGGACACGCTATTTGACACCTACTCTAGGGCCAAAGGCGACAAGGGTGCGGTTGTCTCCACCATCATACGTGACGCTAACGGCGGTGTGGACGGGGGTCAGGTGGTCTTTGACGCCGCCTCGGACCAGGTAGCCGCGTACCGTTTCGTGACAGCTAACGCCGGAAACATGGACATATGGCAGTCTGAGTACCAGACTAAACTAGAGATCGCCAACACATGTAAAGAAGCTCTGGGGTTCGAGTTCTACATGGATGTGACCGGCGACATCGTATTCAAACCACCCTTTTACAACCTAGATGTTCTGAGCAACAAGCCTGTGTCTTGGATCCAAGACATTGACATCATCGACTGGGATTTTTCTGAGTCGGAATCGAGTGTTGTGACTCAGGTTGTGCTTAAGGGGTCCTATGGCGGTACGCAGGACCTTGGTATTGACGGCCCTGCAACCCCAGGCACGTTTGTCACAGATTACCGCCTTTTGCGTAGGTACGGGTGGCGATCACAGGACCACACCTCGGAGTTCCTATCGTCTCCTCAAGCCATGTATTACTACGGGCTGGATCTTCTGGATAGGATCAACTCAGCGCGTAATCAAGCGACTGTAACCATCCCAATGCGAGCGGAGTTGCGGTTAGGTTTTCCAATCTACATCGCCCCCAAAGATCAAATTTGGTATATCACGGGGATCAGTCACAACATTGCGTTTGGGGGTCGTGCCACCACGCAGTTGACGCTCACGGCTAAGCGCTCCAAGTTCATCGCCCCTAAAGGCATAGGGAATATCAAGCTAACTTCCTTCAATAACGTACCAGACGAGTCTAAAGAGGGAGAGAAACGGACATTTCGTTACTCGTCTAGGCAACTTGCGACGGGCGGGATTTTCAAGTTAGAGGCGGGTAGCGCGGCCACTCTCCCTCCAGATGAAGCTTCTTACGCGGCAGCGGCGGGTGTCGATAACCCCTTCGATCCACTCATTCTTCGGCACCCTAAGACCGGACGAATCGTGGGTTACCCAAACGTAGTGATGGTCTACACTAGACCCTACACCCCTGCGGATATCAGCAATCAAGCGGGACAGAAGCCTGCGAGTGTGCCCGACCCTAACCTATCGGTTTCTGATCAACAGAAAAGGGTGGAACGACAGACTCAAACCCTGCCTCTTCAGCAAGACAGGTTGGTCACTGGTGCGCGGGATCAGCTAATCGATAAGTTGGGGACTAATCGTTACCAGTACGGTCTTAACTCATCTGGGGTGTATGTGTACGCCCATGACACGTCGGCTGGCGGTGGGGTCATTAGCGAGTTACTTCTTCTGCCCACAAAGAACGTCACGGTCATTGATTCCAAGGACATTCTTCAATCAACTACGTCCGTAATCGTTCCGGTGAGCGATGAACGTGGGTTTGAAGTAATCGGCAACTTCCAATACGGCAGACGAGTGTCTTTGAGGGATGGTCGCTTAGTTGTTAGCGGCCCGAATGTTACGAAAGCTGCCGTCAGTCTACAACTCGCCTTGAGTGGTGACTTGAGTGCAACGCTGACAGCGCAGTCCCAAGGGCTCACTACGGTCTCAACGGGGTATGCTGATCCGGCGGCCACCCTTGCGACTCTAACTCCTGACGACACACAGACTGCTTCTACCGGGGTGATCAACCCTCAGACTAAGAGAATGGAGTTTGTCGATGTCGGTGACAATTTCGTAGACACAGCACCTCTCGGATCGCAAGAGCAGAAAGGTGTCATTCAGTCTGTGGAAGCTGGACAGTTGTCCAGAGCTTTGACGCTTACTGAGATGTCCGTGAAGGACGGGTTGTCTACCAGGGACGAGGATTGTGTGTGCTTGACCGGGCGGGCAGACCTGGCCTTCATGAATATCGGGTACACTGTCCAACCACTTACCGGCCCTTCCTCTACCACAGATAACTCGGGCCTCTTCCAAGCCACGGTGGCCGGTGGGCCAATTGAAGCGGGACGGCAAGAGCAGTTAGAGCAGAACATTGCTATTCTGAGGGACCAGTTGACGGCTGGTGGTGCTGAAGCACAGCAAGCAGCCGCCGAAGATGTGGATTTGAAGCTGCAAGCAGCTAGTGAAAGGTTCACCTCCCTACAATCCCAACTAGATGCCCAACAGGTGAGTGGCGGCCCCTTAGAGGCTCAACTGCAAGAAGTTCGAGTGGAGATAGCACGCCTCCAAGCGGAGTTAGCAGCCCGTCAGACCTCTGCGAATGCGGGTAGCGTGTCCGCTCGGTTGCAACAAGCTG